GTATTATGGAAAACCATTGATAATGTCAAAGCAGAAGAAAAGAAAGCACAGGAAGTTATGGAAAAATTAAACAATCAGCAGAATAAGGCAACTACCGGGGAATAATCGGTAGTTGTTTTTATTTTATAAAATTGCACCTATGCGGTAAATAGGAGAAATCACAGGTTGAGCAACCAACGTAAAAAAGCGTAGTGAATCGGAGGTAATTTATGACAAGAGAACAGGCAAAACAGAATCTTATTGCTATCGGAGTGGCAGAGCCTACGGATGAACAGGTAAGCAATTATCTGAATCAGGTCAATGGCGAAACCAAAAAGGAGAAAGATAAGGCAGACCAGTATAAGGCAAAGGCTGATAATGCGGATGAATTGCAGAGAAAGCTGGATGAATTGGAAGCTGGAAATCTGACAGAGCTTGAAAAGGCAAATAAGGCATTAGACACAGCTAATCAGCAGATCGCAGAATTGCAGAAAAAAAATGCTATTAGAGATTTGCGTGAAAAGGCTATGACCGATTTCAAAGTAACCGCAGAACAGGCAAAAACAATTGTAAAAGAAGATGGCAGCTTTGATACAGCCGAACTTGGAAAGATTATGTCCGAAAAAGAGACCGCAGCGGCACAGGCAAAGGAACAGGAGATTGCAAACAATTCTACTAATCCAGGCGGTGGCATGGCTGGCAAAGAAAATGAAAATAAGACTACTGCTGAAAAACTTGTTGAAAAGTTATACGGCGGTCAGAAACAGAACAATGATATTTTATCACACTATGTAGGAGGTAACTAAGATGATGCAGTTTGAGCAGACAACATACGCTGGCGATGTTGAAATCTTAAAAAGAAAGCCGTTTGAAGGAATCCCTATGACACTTGATTTTACAAGCGTTGATACAAAACTGGCAAACGGTAAAAAGGTTGTAAAAGCAGGAACCCCTATCGGTTCTACAGGAGTAGCAGATAACACGGCTACAGTAGTGGGAATCTTATTACATGACGTTACAGAAGATAGACCACAGGGAACGTTGCTTAAAAAGGCATATATTGACAAAACAATTGCGCAGACACATTCAGGCGTTGAAATTGCGGCAGTTGCAAAAACGGCATTGCCAATGATTGTTTTTGAATAATTAACAGGAGGTAAAAATAATGCTAGTAAATGAAGTAGTAAATACAAAGGCTATTGCACTTGCGGCTACAGAAAACACAAGTAATACAATTCCTTATCTTGGTTTACAGTGGTTTCCAGAGAAGAAAAAGTCAGGTCTTGATTTAAAGTGGATTAAGACACACAAGGGACTTCCTGTATCACTGAAACCGTCTAATTTTGATGCGCTGCCAACAATCAGAGCAAGGGGCGGATTAAAGACAGAAAAAACACAGATGGCATTTTTCCGCGAACAGATGATTGTCACAGAAGAGGATGCACAGGAAATTGATAGAATCAAAGATGAAAATGATCCTTATTTGCAGGGTGTATTGCAGAGTATTTATGATGACACTAATACTCTTGTGAGCGGAGCGGAAGTCGTGCCAGAAAGAATGAGAATGTCTCTTCTCTCAACAACAAATGGACATCCTACAATCGGTATTGAATCTGACGGTGTTAAGTATGAGTATGATTATGACCCTAACGGAGAATACACAAAGAAGCATTACTTAAAATTGCAGGACACGGCTATGTGGAGCGATACTACAAATTCTAAGCCACTCACTGACCTTAATAATGCAAGAAAAGCACTTGCAAAATTAGGAAAGATTGCTTCCTATGCGCTTATGAACTCTAACACATTTAATTATCTGTTAGAAAATGCGCAGGTCAAAAATGCTATTCTTGCGCAGAACTTAACGGCAAACATTGAACTTACAGATGATAATGTTGTCTCTATCACAAAATCAAGAACAAAACTTACTATTGTTCTTTACGACAAGATGTACATTGACGATGAGGGAAACGAACAGTATTTCTACCCTGATAATAAGGTTACGTTACTACCAAGTGGTTCTCTTGGCAATACTTGGTTTGGAACTACTCCAGAAGAAAGAACAGCTTCACAGGTTGCTGATGTAGATGTTTCTATGTATGGTATGGGAATTGCAATTGCTAAGAAAGTTGAATACGGTCCTCCTGCAATCACATCTGTTACAGCTTCAGAAATCGTGCTTCCTTCTTATGAGAATATGGATTCAACATTTGTAATCGAAGTACATTCTGCTTAGTAGGAGGTATCTGGGATGAAGTATCCGTATATCGTAAATAAAAACGGTGTTTGGTATCCAGCAGGAACAGAAGTGCCAGACGGAAATGCTGATAAAGAAGTTAAAACAGAAAATCAGACATATACAAAGACAGACATTAACCGCATGAGAACTGCAGACTTGCAGAAGTTAGCAGGAGAAAAAGGAATTCAAAATGCCGATTCCTTTAGCGGTGAGGATTTAAAGAAAATGCTTATTGAATTGATAAACTTATAAGGAGTCCGTATGGAAAAATACAGTACTTTACAGAAAGTAAAAATCAGGCTAGGACAATTTCATACAGAGGAAGTCACAGACCCCGACACAGGAATTACGTCTGATGTTACTGTATTCGATCGTAAGGAAGATAACCCACTTATTGAGTTACTGTTATATCAAAATGAGCAATTAGTAATAAATGCTTCTGGAATATCAAGCGCAAAAAAAGAAGAATACTTAAAAAAGAAAGAAGAAGCTATTGTTGAACTTGCGCTTTATGATCGTAACAAATTAGGAGCAGATTACAGTGCCAGCTATTCAGAAAATGGAATAACAAGAACATGGAATAGCAAAGAAGACATATTATGTTATTATGATATTTCTTGGCATGTTAAAGCTCTCTGAATTGTATGAAAAAAGAAGATTGTGCATGACCTTTTTACTTGAATCAGTAAGATGGTCGTAGGCGGCGCACAGTAAGAGGTGGAGGGCGGTGCGCCTATATTAAATTGCAGGAGATATAAAATGAAAGAAATTTTATTACAGACTTACACCATAGCGTTACCAATATTGCTTGGTTATATAGTTTGGCTTCTGAAGCAACAAAAAAAAGACAAAGACGCCAATAGTAAAGGTACAATGTTACTTTTGCGAGTGCAGCTTATCGAATATCACGATAAGTATATGAAACTCGGCGAAATACCATCTTATGCGTATGACAATTTTGTTGAAATGTATAACGCATATCACGCATTGGGCGGTAATGGTATGGTAACCAAAATGTATAACGAAATACAGGAAATTCACTTAAAGAATGGAGGTAAGGATTAAAATGGATATAACATCAGTATCAACAGTAGTTTCAATCGTAGTGATTACTTATTTGATCGGTATTGCGTCTAAAGCAATTCCAAGCGTAAAGGACAATTACATCCCGATTATCGTAGGTGTGGCAGGCGGCATCTTAGGCGTAGTTGGAATGTACGTAATTGCTGATTTTCCAGCAAATGACGTGCTGAATGCTATTGCAGTCGGAATCGTATCTGGATTGGCAAGCACAGGCGTAAATCAGATTTATAAACAGGTCAAAAATGCTTGATATTAATAAGCAGAAAATGAAATACGCCTTGCAGGGTCAGACCGTGACCGTTGAGGAAACTGACGAATATGGAAACCCAGTGTATGAGGGATATACGGACGCAAGTGGAAACTTCATTCCATACCTTGATTCACAAGGCAATCCGATTCCAAAGACAAAGGAAGTAAGCGGATTCTCTGAACCAGTTACGTTCTATGCAAATATCAGTAATAAGCTGTCAGAAGTATTGGTAAAGCAATTCGGCATAGACGATAGCACATCATATGTGCAGATTGTTACAGATAAAGGATATCTGCCTATCAACAATGGTGATGTCGTATGGAAGAAATCGGAAGTCATTCTGAATGATAATGGATTACCAGACGAGAACAGCGCAGATTACATTGTAAAGGGCGTAGCTGATGAGGGATTGACAGCCGATTTATTCCTGTTACAGAAAGTTGTTAAGTAGGTGGTAACATGAAGAATGTAAATATTTTGGGAACTGAATATAGCATTGATATTGACGATACATTAGAAAAAACTAATTGTGATGGACTTTGTAAAGAATACGACAAAAAAATTACAGTTAGAAATGTAGGAGCAATGCTGTGTGATGATGATTTCATGGAAACAAAGAAAAAAAGATTTAACGAAGTTTTAAGGCATGAAGTAATTCATGCTTTTTTTAGTGAGTCTGGATTAGATGATTATTCATCTAATGAAGAACTGGTTAACTGGATCGCAATTCAGTTTCCTAAAATGTTGCAAGTATTCAAAGAGCTTGAAGCAATATAGGTGGACGTATGGCAAAGAAAGTTATCTCCATGACATTATCACAGAAATCCGTACAGAACGTCATAAAGGAGCTGAGAAGCTATCAAAATTCGTTGGAGTATAAATGTAGGCTATTAGCTGAAAAACTTGCTGAAAAGGGCGTAGAGATTGCAAGATTGCAAGTAACAGACCTTGATGCAGTATTTACTGGTGATTTGATGAGAAGTATTCATTCAGAGCACATAAGAGATATAAAAGGCGGTGGCGTATACTCGGTTATAGCTGATGATGAATCAGCATTGTTCGTAGAGTTCGGAACAGGAATTGTCGGACAACAAAGTCCTTATCCAGGCAAACTACCAGACGGTGTTACATGGGAGTATGCAAGCGGTAAGACCATAAGACAGTTGGCAGACGGACGCTACGGATGGTTTTACCGTGACGATAACGGTCAATGGTGGTTTACAGAGGGTATGCCTAGCAGACCATTCATGTACTACACGGCTAATGAACTTAGAGACTTGATAATGGAAACTGCCAAGGAGGTGTTCACCGTTGATTGATAATTCATGGGCTTTACGATTGCAAGACCAGTTATTCAACATGTTTTCACATGAAATGAAGTTAGCATATGGGAACAAGTACAAGAACCTTTACTTGACACAGGATGAAGCAGTCACAGGAACACCAAAGTTTCCGACAGTGCTAATGAGACAGATTGGTGCTACAGAAGCAGGACAGGATTTAACAGGCGAGCGAATAAACGCTGTAAGACCAACATTTCAGATTACCATTAACTATCAAGGCGAAAAAGCAGAAGACAGGGCAGAATTAGTTGATATGACCGCAACGGCTATCAACTTTTTTAAATGGAAAAGGTTTGATGTAAGCAATCCTGTTTATACGATAACCAATAAAATCAGGACGGCAACATTTAGGGCAAGCCGATTATTCGGCTCTATGGATCCGTTACAATAACTATTAACTGGCACACAACAGGGTGTGTCACTGACCGCATTAATTAGCGGTAGAAAGGACGGTATATATGGCGGCAACTATAGCTGGCTTATCCAGTCTGGGTATTACGTTTGGGTATGGCGTAGAAGATACAGCAGGAACAAAACCAGATACATTTACCCAGTTGGACAGAATTAATGCTATCGGCGGTATCACAATCGAGAATGAACAGATTGATGCATCTGCACTGGAAGATTTGGTTTCCAGATACATTCAGGGGCGTGGTGATACAGGCGGTTCATTTGCAGTTACTATTAACTTTACAACAGAAACACTTACGCAGTGGGAAACGGTAATTTCTACTTACACAGCGCTGACAAGTGGTAAGAGAATGTGGTTTGAGACCATTATTCCTAAGTTTGAAAAGGCTTTCTTTGTTGTGGCACAGCCACCTACAGCCATTCCTGCGCCAGAGTTTGCACAGAATGAGCTGCTTACCCTTGAAATGAACCTTACAATCGAGGAATACAAGGGCATGGAAACAAAGGTAGCGTTTACCTAAGTTAGATTAAAAAAACAGGGGCGGTCTTAGGACTGCCCCCTTTCTTACTAATAGTAAGGGAAAGGGAATAGATATGTTAACAATCAAAGTAAATGATAAAGAATACACAATCAAATTTGGATATGAGCCAACATTAAAATCAAGATTACTTTCCAGAGTTGCAAAAATGACTGTAAATACGAAGCAGGATGCAGAAGAAAATCTGGAACAGATTGAGAATATGCTTTTATTTGTACCTGAAATGGTTCTGGTAGGCTTGCAGAAATTCCATTCTGATGAGTTTGGCTACAATATGGACACAAATGACGGCTACGAAGAAGCAAAGAATAAAGCCTTTTCTCTTGTCGGCGATTATGTAGATACTGGTGATGTAGATATCACAGACTTTTTCACAGAATTAGAGGAAGAGTTAACATCTAACGGTTTTTTAAAAAAGATGTTCGAGAAGGAAGTGGAGAAAGCACAGGCGAACTCGGACAACAAGAAGAAAGCCGAGAATTAACATGGAAATTATACTGTGAGGAAATACGTCCTTATTGGCTACTGGTCACTAAGGGGTATGGACTCACGGTACATGATATAGACTGGTCTTGCCCTACTGATCTACAGCCATATGCAAAGGCATACAGGCTGGAAAATCAGAAAAAAGATAATGATGCATGGGCTATGTTTGGCTCTTATGGCATATCTGCCCTTATGGTTGCTATTGACCATTGCTTGAACGGCAGAAAAGCACGTAGCAGTTACATTGATAAGCCAATTATGAAAGAACTTGAAGAAAAGAATAAGCCATTATCGGAAGAAGAAATGGACAGACAGAGAGAGCTGTTCGTGGCAAAATTGGAAGCCATGAGAGTTAATTTTGAATTGAATCACAAAAAGAAAGAAGATGATAAAAAATGAGTTATATCGGTATAGACGTATCGGAATATCAGGAAACTATTGACTGGGCAAAAGTCAAGGCAGGCGGCATCCAGTTTGCCATCCTTAAAATCATCCGTAAAGATTTGAACCGTGATAAGCAGTTTGAAGCTAACTGGTCAGGCTGTAAAGAAAACGGATTGACGATACAGGGCGTTTACAACTACAGCTATGCGACAACAGTTACAAAGGCTAGAAATGATGCAAGGAAAGTAGCAGAAGTGCTTAATGGTCGTGAGCCAATGGTATGGCTGGACGTTGAGGACAACTGCCAGAAAAGACTGGGAAGCAAGCTGATTGACATTATCAACGCTTACGGTGATGTTATCAGAAGTTATGGGCTTGCGTTCGGTGTGTATACTGGAAAGTCTTTCTATAATTCCTACATCAAGCCGTATGGCGGTGTGAAATATCCTATGTGGATTGCGGCATATGGAAAGAACAAGGGAAACATGGATGTGAAGTACCAGCCACAGATTGAAAATATGGTAGGCTGGCAATACACGTCTAAAGGCATTGTAAGCGGCGTTAATGGCAACGTTGATATGAATATATGGTATCGTGAATTAAACGAATTACAGACCGTCTACGAAACGCACAACAACCCATATGCAGAGCCTGCACGTACATTGTACAAGACATTCCCGTGTATGCGTGGTGATGATGTGAAATGGCTACAGACGGAACTTATCTATCATAAGTGCCTGCCTGCCACAAATGCAAAAGGCAAGAGCAATATTGACGGTATCTTAGGAAATGATACAGCCAGTGCAATCGGAGTTTTTCAAAAGCTTGTAGGAATCACGGTAGATTGCAAGGCAGGAAAAGTAACAAGAGAATATCTGAAAAGATAACACAGGGGTGGTAGAGGTCATAGTCTACTGCCCTTTTTACTGGCTATCGGTTGGAGGTAGTCACTCACTTTAACAGTTGAAAGTAGGTGCAGTATGGCAGAGATTGATTCACTGGAAATTCAAATTAAAGCGCAGGCAACAAAGGCGAATAATGCGATTGACAAGCTGATTACAAAACTTGATAAACTGTCTACTTCACTGAACAGCATTAATACCAGTAATTTGAATGGTCTTGCGAATAGTGTAAACAAACTTTCAAGTGCCATGCAGAGCATGAATAATGTAAAGACTACTGATTTTACAAGGCTTGCAAAGGGCATAGAGAAGATATCCACAGTAGACACAACTAAAATCAATCGTGCGGCATCCTCTATGAACCAGCTTAGTAAAGCATTTGGAAATATTCAGGCTAGTAGTTCTGCTACTGCACAGATATCAGAACTGGCAAAAGGAATTTCACAGTTAGGTTATAAATCGTCAACTAAGGCTATAGAGAATATCCCTAAACTTGCTACAGCGATGCAGGGGCTTATAACAACACTTTCTAAAGCGCCTACAGTCAATAGAAACCTAATTGACATGACAAATGCACTGGCGAAGTTGGCAAGAACAGGTTCATCCAGTGGTCGTGCGGCTAATTCCCTTGCAAGTAGTCTGAATGTTTTTAGCAAGTCGGCTAAAAGTGCAAAGATAAACAGCTTTTCCCTTGCTTCTGCATTTGGAAAATTATATGCATCATACTGGCTATTGTTCAGAGCGTTCCATAAGCTGGGGGAAGCAATCGACATATCGTCCTCATTGACGGAAGTAGAAAACGTTGTAAGGACTACGTTTGGTAATTATGAGAAGATGATACAGGACTTTTCCAAGACATCCATACAGGATTTTGGTATGTCCGAGCTGATGGCAAAACAAGTAGCAAGTAGATTTCAAGCTATGGGCGTTGCTATGGGATTCTCACAAAAGAACATGGCGAATATGTCATTGGAATTAACGAAGCTGACCGCAGACATGGCATCATTCTATGATATGTCACAGACGGATGTTGCAAGGAATTTACAAGCTATCTTTACTGGGGAAACCGAACCATTAAGGAAATATGGTCTTGATTTAACACAAGCAACGCTAAAAGAATGGGCATTGAAACAGGGGTTAGATGCTGATATTACATCTATGACACAGGCACAAAAGGCTATGTTGCGATACCAGTATGTCATGCAGAATACAGCCGCTGCACAGGGCGATTTTGCAAGGACGGCAGACACATGGCACAACCAAATTACAGTTCTTACGCAGTCATTCCAACAGTTGGCATCCATTATAGGCGGTGCTTTGATTAATGCATTTAAGCCATTTGTGCGCACTCTAAATCAAGTCATGCAATATGTAATTGCATTTGCGGAGACTGTTACAAATGCGTTAGGCTCAATATTCGGATGGCAGTATGAGGTATCTGCTGGCGGTGTAGCCGAGGACTGGGCAGACGGCATGGACGATTTTTCAGATGCTACTGGTGATGCGGCAAAGAACGCTAAAAAACTGAAAAATAATCTCCTTGGAATTGATGAATTAAACATTAACTCTGGAGATAATGATAAAAATGGTAGCGGTGCAAACGGCGGAGCAAACAAGGTTGATAAGACACAAGGCGGTCTTGTACAGGTAGATACCATTTTCAAGGGATATGAGAGTGGTATTAAGAGCTTAGAGGGATTAGGAAAGACCATTAATGCGGCTCTTAACAAGGCTATGGACAATGTGGACTGGAATAAAATCTATAAAAAGGCTGATAATTTTGGAAAAGGTCTTGCGAATTTCCTTAATGGTCTTATATCTCCCAGATTATTTAGTAATGTAGGAAAAACAATAGCAAATTCCTTAAATTCAGCATTACATTTCCTTGATTCATTTGGCACTACATTTGATTGGAGGAACTTTGGAGAATCATTAGCCGAGGGAGTAAACTCTTTCTTTAGAAATTTTGATTTTGGGTTACTGGCACATACTATCAATACATGGGCTAACGGCTTGTTAGATACCATGATTACGTACCTTAAAAAAGTAAAATGGTCTTATATTGGTTACAAAATAGGAGATTTTATATCGAAGATAGATTTTAAAGGAATTTTGTCTAAGGTAGGTCAAGTAATATGGCAGGCTATCAATGCCGCAATTGAAACCTATATAGGAATATTCAGCGCAGCACCTATTGAAACAGCAATTACAACATCTGTATTACTGTTGAAATTTACTGGTCTTGGTGCGTCTATAGCAGAAAAGCTAAAAGGTGTAATAAATACTGCGATTGCATCTGTATTAGAATCTGGCATTACATGGTCTATTGCAATTCCTCTTTCAATCACATTACTTGCTAATAAGTTGGATAGCACTTTTATAGACTTAGAGCTTGCTAAATTTGGAGAGGAACAGTCTAAAAAGTATGGAGATACTTTTAACAATATAGCAGAAAAAGCAAAAAACCTTACAGACAGAATAAGGGAAACAAATGAAGCATTTAGAGAACAGATAAATACAAAGGATGAAAATATTCTTTTTCTTGAAACACTTGCTGATAAATATGGAGCATTAAGCAGTAAGACAAATCTTACAGCAGACGAGCAAAAATTACTTACACAGTACACACAAGAACTTATTAGCAAAATGCCCGAACTGAATGAGTACTATGATTCAGAAAATGAAAAACTGACAATCACTACCGATAAGCTGAAAGAATTAATTACTCAAAAAGAAAAACAGATAAGACTTGAAGCTATTTCAGATCAGTGGAAAGAAACATTAAAACAAGAAGCAGAAGCGCAGATGCAAGTCAAGGAAAACGCACAGAATCTTTCTAAAGCACAAGAAGATTTAGCGTACTGGACAGGAATCTGCAATGATGAACTTGAAAAATCCGGTGGAAATGCTAATCTTGCGCCGTATCAAGACGAAGTTTCTAAAGCTTCACAGGCGGTAGAAGAATTTAGCAACGTACTTAAAGAAAATAAGCAACAGTTAGACCTTATTTCTGAACAATCTTCTTTTTATGAAGAAATGTACAACTCAATAAGCATTGGAGCAGAAGAAGCAAAAACTACAGCAAGAACCAATGGGCAGAATGTAGCAAGCGAATACGCAAGCGGAATTTCTGACAATGCTAGTATGTCTACAGAAGAGATAGACGCTATGGTAAACAATGCCACAACGCAGTTAGAGTCTATTAATAATACGGCATACGATAGTGGAAAGAATATGGTTTCGGAATATTCCCAAGGTGCAAAAGACGAATCAAATTCTACAGACTATTCAGAGCTGGGTGAAAACATAGTTGCTGGCATTACAGAGCCTATGGGAGATAGCAACTCAGAATTGACTATAGGTGATGTAGTAAGCAGATTTTTTGATAAATTTGTTGGGAAAATAAAAGATGTATTCGGTATTCATTCCCCTGCGGAAGAAATGAAACCATTAGGCGAAAATATCTTCTTAGGAATCATTGAGGGATTTACTTCTCTATTCGATACGTTTACAGAGAAGATTAACGAATTTTGGGAAAACTATGTTCTTCCATGGTTTACCGTTGAAAAGTGGACTGAACTGCTGGGGAATATCTTAGTAGCGGCGCAGACCAAATGGGATGAAATGGTGGAATGGTGGAATGGAACAGCACTGGTTACATGGTGGGAAGAAAGCGTTGTACCATGGTTCTCATTAGAAAAGTGGCTGGAAGTACTCAATAACGTAAAGGAATCGTTCAATACTAAGTGGACGGAGACATCTACTCAATGGGTAGCCAATCTTACTAAGTGGTGGACTGTTAATGTTGCGCCATGGTTTACTAAGAAGAAATGGGATGATGTTCTAAGCAAAGTACCAGTAGCATTTAAGGACGCTTTCAAGGCGGCGGCTAATGGTGCTATCGGATTCTTGAACGGTGTAATTGATGGTGTAGAAAGTCTTGTAAACCGTGCTATAGACGGATTGAAGAAGCTGGCAGAAGCGGCAAGCAAAATACCAGGGGTTAGCTTTAGTATTGATATACCTAACGTATCATTCCCACGCATACCTACATTCCAAACAGGTGGATTCCCAGAGGACGGACTTTTCATGGCTAACCATAACGAGCTTGTAGGACGGTTTTCTAACGGAAAGACAGCGGTTGCAAGTAATGAAATGATTGTGGCAGGAATTGAAGAAGCGGCATATAGAGGTTTCTCACGTGCGTATGAAGATAATAATAGAGAAGCTACATTGCTTTCTGAAATATTAGATGCAGTCAGAGAGGGTAAAGAAATCTCTATTGACGGAAGAAGCCTTGTTTCCGCTGTAGAAGAAAGAAGCAATAGAAACGGATTTAGTTTTGCATAAGTTATGTAAACTTTTGTAGAAATCCTCCTCTCATAAGTGGTATAATAAGCCAAAATGAGAGGGGGCTTTTACATGAATAAAGTAAAAACAGGTATAGGTATTGCACTGATAGCCATATTAATTATTGTATGCGCTAATTATTTAGATAACAGGGCAATAGCGAAAGAGCAAGAGGAATGGAAACAGGAACAGATTGAAAAGTACGGTAAAACGTTTGAACAGTCGGAAAAAGAAGCAAAACAGCTTACCCAAGAAATAGAAGAAACAAATCAAAGAGCAAGAGAAATGATGAAAAATTGGTAGGTGATTGCTATGGATAATATGGAGATTGAACAGAAACTTACAGAGCTGGAAAAACGTATTAAAAAGATTGAGTTTGAACAGTTGGACAGCGCAGGAGAATTTCAGAAGCTGGCGCAAGAAGTGATACAGGCAAGGGAAAGTAACAGCAAATTACTGGAATCCAAGTACAAATCAAACGATTTTCTCATGAAAGAGAATCAAAAATATGCTCATGTGGCAGACGATAGGTACATAGACGTAATCGACAAACTGAATAGCATAGAAGCAGAAATAAAAGAAATAAAGAAGAAAATTAAGTAGGGCGGCGTGTAACCGTCCTATTTTTATGTATAAAAAGTAGCGCTCATTTTTTAGCGCTATTTAAAATTAAAACCAAAAGCATCTACATAACGTAGGTGTTTTTCTTTTACATAAATTCATAGTTATGTAAATGTAATACATTTCACAATATACTTTGCAACAACAGTAAACAGGAGGTTGACATAATGGCAAAAGCAACACTTCCAACAAATTTTAAAGACGATATTTTAGATAAAAACATGGGTGGTCGGCGCAGATACCGAATGACTACAAATTCAGACGGAACGGTGACACTGGAAGATGTAACGACATATACACAGGTCGGTGGAGAATTTAAAGCATCTAACATAAATGACACGAACAAAGCTATCAATGCGGCGGCTGACAAGAATAAGATTCTGACTACACTGGATGATGTAAAAGCCTGTACACAGTCTGGCTACATGGTGGATTGTTTGGTGGTTAAGGCAATGCTGGAGGGATAAGCTATGTCAATGAGTTCATTCTTAAATGTCAATGGGTATGATTTTCCTTGCCCTGCTGTCGGATTTTCATGGACGATATCTACTACAGTAAATGCAGGAAGAAACGCAAACAATGCAGTTATCGGTCAGAGAGTCGGAAGAGATTTATACAAGCTGGATAATCTGAAATGGGTAGGACTGACAGTAGAGCAAAGACAGATGATGTTAAAAGCAATAGAACCGTTCTATGTGCCTGTTACATTTGAGGACATGAAGAATCCTGGAAACCCGATTACGATCACAATGTACCCGGGAGACAGAAAAGGCGTGCCATTATTCGTTGACCGACTTACGCATATGATAACCAAAGACGAGACTTTATCATTCAACCTTATAGATTGTGGGTGGTAGTTATGCAGAACGTATCAAAAGCCTATAAGCAATCCATGAAAGGCATAGGACGTAACAGGGGATATATAAAAGCAACAATCGGTGTAATCAACTCACAGGCACAGAAAAATGTTGCTGTAGATGATCGTACGGCGGTTACTTACTTTTCAGACGTGAGAAAGCCTTTTAACAACTACACGGTAGACAATGTATACGCCACAGCGGAGCAGGATTTTTCCAAGGTGGACGGCACAATGTACTTTCTTCCACCAAGGAACAACGACTATTACAATAATGGAATTGTGACAGCTAACATATTGGGTACTATTTATATATCCTTTTCTGGCGTCACAGGACTTGATATAAAGGGATTAATAATAGACTGGGGAGAATATTACCCAGTTGATTTTACAGTCCAAAATGACAGTGTTACACGCTCTTACAGCGGTAATGATAAAAGCTACTGGGTGACAGAAGATGTATTCAACGGCACTTCCTATCTGATTATCACTCCTACCAAAATGATAAACGGACAGGGAAGACTAAGGATATATCAGTTTTACTGCGGTATCGTCAATGCATTTAGCAATAAGGAAGTAAAGAAATACAGCGGTAAACAGTATGTATCTTCCATAACCGATACGATACCGTCTAACGATATATCACTGACGATTGATAACCAGAATCAATACTATTCTCCAGACAATCCAGACAGCGCACTTGCTTACATGGAAGTCGGACAGGAAGTAAAGATTCAGTTCGGATATGATGTGTTTGGAAATGGCGAAATAGAATGGCTACCAGAGGAAACAACCTATCTTAAAACATGGTCGGCAACCGATACGGAAGCCAAGTTTACTGCAACAGACAGGTTCGATTACCTGACAGGTAAGTACTACCGTGGACTTTACAGAGAAAACGGAATAAGCCTATATGACCTTGCTATTGATGTGCTGAATGATGCAGGAATAACGGATGAAAGAGAATACTCAATAGACCCATACTTAAAAAATATCAAGGTACAGAATCCTATGCCAGCGGTAAAGCACAGTGAAGCATTACAGATTATTGCCAATGCAGGGCGGTGCGTATTGTTCGAGGATAGAAACAGTAAAATTCATATGCAAGCATCATTCATACCCGACATGACAGCAGAATCCAATGGAGAAACATCATACAGCCATGTATCTGATGTACTGAACGGAGAGGACAAAGAAGCTTATGCGATATGCAGTTCTGATTTTTCCAAAGTGGACGGAACTGTATTTTTTATGCCTGCTGACAGCAATTACTTAAAGACTGGTTATATCAGTTCACAGATAGCAGATGCAAGCGGAACTTTTGCAGAGAATCCAAAGATTACCATTAATCTTGAAGCGGCATTTGTAGCGTATGGATTGCAGATAGAGTTCAGGAACGTTGCGCCAGCGCAGTTTAAGGTAACGACATATTACCAAGATTTAGAAGTGGACAGCTACACGGTAGAGCAGGGCGGGGAACTGGAATATACCACATTTGAACAATTTAATCTGTTTGATAAAATGGCGTTAGAATTTACCAAAGCACAGCCGAACAGCAGAATCACAGTGGATAATATCACTGTTGGGGATGTCACTGACTACCATATTACAAGGAATGACATGACAGCCAGCCCTACAGCAGTAAGGCAGAATAAAATTAAGGCTATCAGCGTAGTAAAGACACAGTATCGTGCGTCTAGTGAGAATAAGGATATTTCTACAGAAGAGATTACCATTAGTCCTGCTAACAATGTGCATACGGTATACTTCCAAAATCCCTGTTACGGACTGACAGCAGTAATTGATAACGGAACAGATGACGGTGGAAATCCGATTCCAAGCGCTATATCGGTGCAGATTACAGACAGTAGCAGTTATTATGCCACTCTACAGTTTAGCGGCATTACGGAAGAAACGATTGTTAAGTATGTAATTAAAGGATATGAGTACGTTACCGAAGAAATCGGCTACACGGTCACACATAATGACAATGGGGATATTAAGACATGGAAAAATCCGTTAATCAGTACTACAGAATTAGCCAAAGACCTAGAGGAATGGCTTGCAAGCTATTATTTAGGAGATGTGGATTATCAGATTAAATGGCGTGGAGACCCAAGGGCAGATGCAAACGACTTATATTATCTGGAATTAAAAGACCGTGGAGAAACCATGATAAGGACGTACCAAAATGAGATATCATTCAATGGCGCATGGTCGGGAACAATGAAAGCAAGAAAGGCGGTGCTGTAATTGGCAATAACTAAAGTAACAGCGGCGGTTGCTGACGATACAACCGATTTAAAACAAAGCAATGCAACATATACTGGAAGCCTTACAGCACCTAAAGAATCGGGTGATTATCCTGTTACGGTATCTGCCTATGATGATGCAGGAAATGTAACCATAGATAGATCAACGGTAGCGGAAGTAAGCCTATGGCATACTCCTAAGACTAATTGGACTATAAATGACCGATTCAATTATGTGGACTATAACCGTATTAAGAACAATCTGACTTATCTGTATGAACTAGCACAGGAAGTATATAAGCAGTTTTCAATCGTGGATATGGGCGCAGATATTGAAGATTATACTGGATGGTTTACGGCGGCGGCTTTTAATGCTTTTGAAAGCAACCTTGAAACGATTAATAAGAACATATTCACACAGGACTACGGCGTATCGCAAAGATTCTTCGACAACGGACAGTTTATCAAATGGGATGAATTGAACCGTATAGAGTCGGCTACATTGCAAATGAATGACCTTTTGGAGAGACAGAAAGACACTCTTAGGAAATTGCCATTCAGACTGGGAGCATTTAGGGAGGTAAGAATATAAATGGCTATATCAAGCGTACAAGCAACAATCAAAGGTACTACATACAATCTGACCCTGAATAGCTCTACTGGATTGTATGAAGCAAGTGTTACAGCGCCAAGTACCAGTTCATACAATAATAACAGCGGTCATTATTTCCCTGTAACGATTAAGGCTACAGACAGCGCAGGAAACAGTACGACAATCAATGATACTAACGCAACACTGGGAAACAAGCTGAAATTAAAAGTAAAAGAAACCACTGCACCAGCTATCGTAATTAGTTCACCTACAGAAAGCCAAGTAACTAATAACACAAAGCCTATAGTTAATTTCACGGTTACAGATGCAGATAGCGGTGTTAATCCTAACAGTATCAGCATTACAGTTGACAGCGGTAGTTCTGTGACAAGTGGAATCACAAAAACCGCAATAACAAATGGATATTCATGCTCTTATGCGATTCCTACGGCTCTTACAGACGGAAACCACACTATCAAGGTAAATGCCAAGGACAATGACGGAAATGCCGCCACACAGCGTACAGTAACGTTTAAGGTGGACGCAACGCCACCAACATTATCTGTATCTGCACCGACTAATAATCTTGTCACAAATGTTGCATCATGCACAGTAACAGGCAAGACCAGTGATGTTACAGCAGGAATTAAATCAGTTACTGTCCAGTTAAATGGCGGTACGGCTACTAATGTCACAGTAGATTCAAGCGGTAATTTCAGCACAACTATTACTCTTGCGGAGGGAGCAAACACAATCGTTATTACTGCCACGGATAACGGCGGTCTTTCTTCTAGTGTTACAAGAATTGTGACATTAGATACAGCGGCACCAGTTATCAATTCTGTAGAAATCAGCCCGAACCCAGTAAGCACAGGAGAAGTATTTACAGTAACCGTTAAGGCTACAGACTAGGAGTTGCTTATGGGCGTAGTAATAACAAATGTTACAATTTCCAAGAATCCAGTAAATACAAAGGAAACATTTAAAATATCTGTTGCTGTCAAGGAAACAGTGACCGAACCTACAATGTATAGATTGCCCATGAGATTAGGACAAGACAAGGGAGGTATAAAATAATGGCAAAGGCAAATTTACCTGTCAATTTTAAGGACGATATATTGAAAGAAAACATGAACGGCAAGCGTAGATTCAACATGATTCAGAACAGTGATGGTACAGTCAGTTTTAAAGATGTGACAGAATATACACAGGTTGGTAGCACATTCGGAGCGGCACAGATTAATGCCACAAATGAAGCTGTAAATAATGCGGCAGATGCAAGCAAGATTATAGATGATCTGGACACGATAAAGGCAAATACCAAAGCAGGGTATATCGCTGGGGCATTGGCAGTTAAGGCATTAAGTAGTAATTTAAAGGCTTTAAAAATAGTGCAATTTGAAACAGGTGGTAACGGTAGTTATAGAACAGGAAACATAATTTTTTATGTTCCCAATTTTTCAAAATTACATATAGGTGCTCTTGGAGGTATTGGAAGTGGTAATTTTGCTGTATATGGTGGTAGTGGTGTTAACATTGTAAATGGTGTAGAACAAAGTACACTAACTGGCTCAGTTACATTAGAAACATTTGGTGATGGAGGTGCAAAAAATAAAGAATACGATATATCAAGTTATTCTTATGTAAGATTGTATATTAAAGGAACACCAGATGATTATGCATACGTGAAGTACATGAATGATATATCATTTTCTTAGTCGTCAATATGAAAATTTTAAAAAAGATGAAGTAATAATGGATTCTTCTGCGGATGGATATTTTGTTTAATTGCTAAATTATCATGCAGTAGCAGTACAGGCAATTGGACTCCATCTGGTAGTTCCGGATATATCAGGAATGCTAATTTTGTTGTATTTCCCTAATAGTACTAATTGAGTTATTAGTCTGGTATATAAGCTATACTAAAATATGACTTAGAAGAAAATCCAGTAGCTCTACCATTCCATGCAGTCCCTGTAGTAATAACTTTACAAACATCTCCTTTAGATAAAGATACGATTGTATTAAAATTACGAATAAACGTATCGGAAGTTTGTCCGGGCGCACCTTTACCAATTTTAATTCTCTCATTAACTGATAATGCTATATTTGCATAACCTGTGGAAGTTCCACCACATACAACATAGTTACCACTTTTATTTATAATGACAGTATTCTCACTAAATGTGTAATAATTTTTATCATATGAATATTTGTCTGATTGTAATGTTAATGTAGCACTATTAGAAGTAAAAGTTTTACCGTTTGTCATGTAGAATATTCCACAACCAGCGCCACCTAAATTACTATTTAATTTATAAAAGAAAGGAGGTATCGCCCATGGCATACCTAAAATTTTTAGATTCACAAAAAATAATCCAGTGTATCGTAGTCCCGGAATCGGAACACGTAGTAACACTGAAATTTCATGATGCGGTTACCGTAGACACAAGCGGATTTGATTTGTTCTTAGACAAAAAAGGAGAACTAGATATTGGCGGTGATTCTTACCACAGCTATAATACTGTATACAGGAATGACGATACAACCGAAGAATATAACGGATATCAGCTTTCTAATGACGGTTCTGCTTATAAGGAACAGCCACAGCCAACTCCTGTTGAACCGACTCTTGACGAACTGAAAGAACAGAAAATATCAGAAATGAACATTGCACAGCAGGAATCAATTCAAAACGGTGTTGATGTTACCCTGTCTGACGGAACAATTGAACATTTTACACTGACTGACCACGACCAGACAAGCCTTATGGGATTGCAGACTAAGGTTGCGCAGGGAGAAACACAGATACCGTGGCATACTTCAGATGTGAATGAACCATGTAAATACTACAGTAATACGGATATGGCATTGATTACAGAAACAGCTATGCAGGCTGTTACATTTGCAGTTACGTATTTCAGAGATTTGCGTATCTATATCAATGCAATGGAAGATTCAACATCTGTACAGAACGTTACCTATGGCATGACAATTCCTAAAGAATACCGTTCAGAAGTGCTTGCGGATATCTACGCAAGCAAAGGTATTGCGTAAGGTTATTAAGCCACTTATCCTGTTTGCGATAGGTGGCTTTCTTTACGTAATGATTGAACTACTGTACCGTGGTCGTAGCCATTGGACAATGTTTCTGTTGGGCGGTCTTTGTTTCCTGTATGCAGGAGAGCAGAACGAACATACAGACTGGAATTGCCCACTTGTTTTACAGTCTGTCAGGGTAGCTTTGGTTATTACCCTGTTAGAGTTCCTATGCGGTCTTATTGTAAATATATGGTTAGGGTGGAATGTATGGGATTACAGCAATATGCCATTTAACCTGTTAGGGCAGATATGCCTACCATTCAGCCTGTTATGGATAATTGTAGGAACGCTTGCGATTATCCTAGACGATTATTTGCGGTACTGGATATTTGGGGAAGAAAAGCCACGATATCGACTTTTTTAGAGCGTGTTGTCGAAATTTGTCGAACGTATTTTCTTGAATCCTTGCATTTATAGAAGTACAATAAACTTGTCCACAATAATGTGGTTCTTCAAGTTCTGGTCCGGGCGGTATGTTAGTGGCATTTCATGCCGCCCGAATTACCAAACATTGCAAACAGACGTTTGATTTATTTGTTGACATATGCAAACATACATTCTATAATTAGTACAAACATTATAGAGAGGATGATTGCATGAGTGGGTTACATAGTTGTAGAGAGGGCAAGGATATGGCAGGGGATAATGGCAATGATGCAGAATTTTACAAGAGAGAAATCAATAAAATTATTGGCACAATAGAAAATGCAGGCACTTTAGAGTACCTGCATTCCTTCATAATTTTTTTTCTGAAGAAGTGGGGATAACTCACTTCTTTTCTTTTCGAGATAACATAACATCTATCATATCTAATATAGTTTCTTTATCTCTTTGATCTAACAATGAAATTTTCCAAAGCAAATCAACATCTTCTTTAGCTTCTCCAGTTTTTCCTCTTCGAAACGGTGAAACATCAAGACCCATTAACCATGCTTCTGAAACATCTAATGCCATTCCTAGAATGACTAGCTTTTCTTGACTAGGCTCAACCTTACCAGATACATATTGACTAATATCTGATTTATTCATCTTAATATTGTACTTTCTACAGTAAGGCAAAGACATATTCAAAATGTCAACTTGTTTTATCTTCCTTTCTTCCATTATTTTTTTAAGCCTATCAGACGTATTTTCCTTCATTTGTATTAACCTCCTTTCTAAAAATAATATATCACTATTTGAACAAAAGTTCAATATGAAAAACTTAAAAGTAAAAATATTTGAACTTTTTATTGACAAAAGAAATCTATGATGTTATTATACAAATAGTTCAAAACATTGAACTAGAAAATAAAGAAAGGAGAAATAAAATATGGCTTTTAATTACAGCAAATTGCGAGGTCGCATTGTTGAAAAGTTTGGTAGTCAATATGATTTTGCCAATGCCCTTGGCTGTTCTGAAAGGACTTTATCTCTTAAAATGAACGGAAAAAGACCATGGAAGCAGAACGAAATATTGACAGCTATTAATCTTCTTGGATTATCTGAGGAAGATATACAGGATTATTTTTTTACCTTAGAAGTTCAAAACATTTAACTTTTAAGAAAGGAGAAGAATTGAACAAATTAATTCACATTGGAAATGCTGATATTTCCATAAAAGAATATAAGGGTCAGAGAGTAGTTACATTTAAGGACATTGATATGGTTCACGAAAGACCGGACGGAACAGCAAGACACAGATTCGCTGAAAACAAGAAACATTTTGTTGAGGGCGAAGATTATTTCGTTTTGAAGCCGTCAGACCTTGAAAATACTGAATTGGACGGATTTCGTCCAGTAGGAATTGATACCGCAAGTCCAAGAGGAACAGCACTCATTACAGAACAGGGTTATCTGATGTTAGTAAAGTCATTCACGGATGATTTGGCATGGGAAGTGCAAAGAAAATTAGTTTCTTCTTATTTCAATGTACATCAAAGCGTCAACGATCAGTTATCTCCAGAATTGCAAGCATTGCAAGGACTTCTTAATCAAATGGTTCAGAAAGAACTTGCTGACAAGGAACGTGATAAACAAATTGCTATCGCACAGGAAACAGCACAGAAAGCCATTGAGACAACTGAACATATCAAAGAAGCTGTAAAACCTGTTCTCGATAATTGGCGTGATGAAATCAATGTTAAATTTAATCGTATTCAGAAAAGTGCATCTACACCATTTAATCTTTTACGTACAGAAATGTATTGTGAATTGGAACGTAGAGCAGGATGCGATTTGTCTACCAGATTAAGAAACCGTAAACAGCGCATGACTGATAATGGATGCACGAAAACAGAAATTAATAAGTTGAATCGCATGGATGTAATTGAGGAAGATAAGAAATTGCGTGAGATATTTACAAAAATTGTTTCAGAGTATGAAATTGAGTACTGCGCTTAGAGAGAGGTGAAAGATTTGACAATATACGAACTTATGAAGAAATTAATGCAATATCCGGCAGATGCCAAAGCTGATTACAAAATAATAATAGGAACTGATAATGGCTGTGACACACTTTTGTATGAAGAGCCAATAGACAAAAAGGAATATGAAGAACTGCCTGTTGATTGGAACAATGTAGCTGTAGATACACCGATTTTGGTAAGAGATCACAAAGAAAATGCGTGGAAAAAAAGATATTTTGCAAAATACGAGAACGGAATAGTGTACGCATGGAAATGCGGAACAACATCTTGGAGCGTATGCAGGAGTGAAGATATAGCCGGTTGGAAAATGGCTAAGTTAGCAGAAGAGGTGGGATCATGATTATAGCAAATGATTCAAAAGTGGATTTTATCGGTAAAGATACAGAAATGTGCCTTGACCTTGCGAATATCATCCGAACACTACGGTTCAGATTTGAACAGCACTTTGATGAAGAGACAGCAGAAATGCTGATTGCACAGGCTGTAGAGGATTCCCGAAGGGCAGAATCAGAGGTAATAGAGGAAATGAAGCAGTTTCAGAAATCGGCTTCAAGAGGACTGACAAAAGCAATGCTATTTTAAATAAGAAGAGAGGGAAAAAGATATGGAAGATTTTACAATTGCGGAAGTAGAAAAAATGTGTGAGGAATTAGGTGTTGGAGTCTTGATCAATGACGGTCATGTAGTCGGATTTGAAGTAGAAGAGGAATAGCCATGGATAACAGGCTAAGAAAAATTGAGAATGCCTTGATATCTATGGGAATAGAACCCAGTATGCGTGGATTCTACTATATCGTGGAACTGACTGTAGGAAAGATAATAAATCCGACAAAGAAACTACAGGATATGTATGACGAAATTGCATCTGAACATGGAATTACAGGCGGTTCAGTTCATAAAGTTGTAACACGCACAGTAGAACTTGCGGACTCAAGAACTCCTACCTACAAAAAGTATATCGGGAGTGAGTTCAAAACGAACAGCGGTTTTGTTTCCCTACTGGCATTCAACATCAGAAGGGAGCTGGAAGATGAACAGGATAACGCTATGCGGCAGGATGAATGAAAAACCTAAATACAGCCACACGGTAGGTAAAATCCGATTCTACAGCTTTCAAATGATTGTTAGACGGCTAAGTGGATATGAGGACATAATACCATGTATCGCAGAACAAGGGATTGCAAATCAGATTCAAAACGGAACTGTTCATAAAATAACAGGTGCTATCCATAGTAGACAGGTGTTTGACGGAAAACGGACGCACTTAGAGTTATTTGTCCATGTAGAATCTATATCAATGGTATTTGAAGCAGATGGAAACCACACAGAAATAACAGGTGTTATCGTCAAAAAACCAGTGTTCAGGCAGACCCAAAGTGGAAGATACATAGCAGAGTTGCTAGTGGTATCTTCCAGGAAGAATGGAAAAACGGATTGCATACCGTGTATTGTGTGGTCAGTAAATGCTTTATTTGCAAAGAATTTAGCAACAGGGAAGACAGTTACTATAAAAGGAAGATTCCAGTCAAGGCAGTATGAGAAAGACGGACGGACTAAGACAGTTTACGAATTGTCCGGGAACGAATTGAAGTTAGGAGTGAGAACGTGGAAGATTTGATTAAAAGTAAATCCTGCGATACGGTCACTATTTCGCAGGAACGGTATGAGCAGTTAGTTGCTTTAGAAAGTAGAGTTGATGCGGCAGTTGACTATATCGTTAATACGGACTTTTGCAACGTAAAGACCGCATTAAGAATCATGGGATTTTATAAAGAAGCAAACAAGCAGGCAGAGAAAGAAAAGAAACTGTTTGATTCATCAGAAGGAAAGGAGTTTGACGATGTGTAAGGTAATTAGATTAAAGAAGCTGATTCTTGAAAATTTCATGATGTATTCACAGGCAGAATTTGATTTCTCGGAACTGACAAGAATTATGGGGAAGAATGGCAAGGGCAAGTCCAGTATTGTGAATGCCTACACATGGCTGCTTTTCAACTGTGACTATGATTTATCGGACAATCCAGCGGTTAGAAGAACAGTTGACGGCAAGAGCGTAGACGATATGGACACAGCAGTCACAGCAGTACTGGATATTGGCGGTAAGGAAGTTACGGCTAAGAAAGTGCAGAAGCGTACATATGGCGAAGCAGTAAAAGATGGCATCGTTGTTGAAACCGTAAGCGATACTAACTCATATTACATTAATAGCGTTCCAAAAACATTAAAGGCGTTTAATGAGTACTTTGATGTAAATATGAAGCTGTTTAAAATGTGTAGCAATATCAATGCTTTTATTAACCAGAAACCTACGGAAATGAGAGAATTTTTGTTCCAATTTGTCAGTAAAATATCAGACATTGATTTTGCAAGTAGTAATTCAGAATTACATGAACTTGTTCCTTTACTTGAAAAATACAAAGCAGATGAAATTCGGGCTATGAATCAGAAAGTAAAGAGTGATTACAACACAAATTCTAAAATTTTGGACGGTCAGATCAAGGAAAAAGAACGTGATATTCAGATTAAATCCGACATTGACACAGCAGAACTTGTCTTACAGAAAAATGCATTACAGGAACAGCTTGAACAGAATCTTTACAAGCAGAACGGGAATGAAAACTTACTGGCAGAGTATGATAAGGCTACACAGGATATTATGCAGTTACAAATGAAGCTTTCTGAAATGCAGAATACGGCTAACAGTGAGTTAGAAGTACAAATGGCAGAACTTAGGGCAACCATGATGAATAAGAGCGTTGAAATTAACAGTCTGAAATCCAGTATCAGGCTTGCAGAGAATGAAATTTCCAACAGCAATAAGAAGATTGCAGAATTGACAGAGGAAAAGACAAGACTGTGGAATGCGTGGAAAGCGGTCAAGGCAGAGAAATTTGATTCAAATACAGCTATATGCCCTACCTGTCACAGAGAGTTGCTGGAAGAAGATGTTAAGAATCTCATGGAAACCTTTGAAAAGTCAAAAACTGATAGAATCGGTAAAATTGAGACGGACGGATTCAAGGCTAAAGGAGAGATTGAAAAAGAACAGCAGTTATTAAAAGAAAAAGAACAGTTGTTATCTGATTTAAACGAAAATTTGAACACTGTAAATAAAGAATACGCAGAAATGACTGCAAAGTTAGAATCTATCCCACAGTATGTTGATATCCACGACAGGGAAGATTATAAGTCTGTACAGGCTGAAATTGTCCGTAAGGAAGAATTATTGAAGCAGTCAACGTCACTGTCAGATATCAAGAAATCTTTAAAACTGGAAGAATCTGAAATCAGAGCGCAGTTAGCAGAGGTTGAAAAGAAAATAGTTTCTACAAACACAGAATCTGATGAAATAAGACTGGAAGAACTTAGAAATCAGAAAACAGACTTGGAACAGGCGAAAACGGATGCGGAGAAAATACTTGCACTGTTAGACCAGTTAGACAGAGCAAAGAATGAAGCTTTGACAGATGCGGTCAATAGCCACTTCTCATTAGTTAAATGGCAGTTATTTGACACAGCTAAGAACGGCAATTATAAATCCGTTTGCATACCTACTGTAGAGGGTAAATCAATTCTTACCACCATGAGCAACAAGGGTAACAGGATTTTAGGAAGAGTGGATATCTGCAATTCGATTCAGAAAATGTGTGGAATCTGCACGCCAATGTTCCTTGATGATTCGGAGTCACTCGACGATGATAACCAGGCAAAGGTTGCTGAAATGGTTGATTCACAGTTGATTATGCTGATTGTAAATGAAAATGAGAGGTTAGAGGTGGGTTAAATGGAAAGACTTACAGACAGCAAAAGAAATTCTGACGGTACAGCATCTTCTAAAGAATCGCTTATAGACATAGAGCATGACAGACCTAGTGCGTATTGTGGTGAGATTCTTACCAAACTGGCAGATTATGAGGACTTAGAGGAACAGGGCAGACTGTTAGCTCTTCCATGCAAAATTGGAGACAGGCTGTATTGGATTGATGATGAGGACGATGACGGAAACAAAGGACTTTGCATTAAACAGTACAATGAGGACGAAAAAGTACAAGCTATTGGAATTGACAAAGACGGTGACATTTTTGTAATGCTTGGAATTGATGAATTTTTTACAGCTCCAGATACAATCGGTTCTCAATATGCACTTCTTACACTGGAAGACGCAAATAAGATGTTAGCAGAAATGAAGAAGAATGAAAGTGAGGAATAATTATGGCAGATACAAAGCAGGCATTAGCGGAGAAAAAAGAATTTACAACATCATTAAGCCGGTGGTCGAATGAAATAACAGGACTTATTGCAAGAGATTATGAATCATGTGGGGTAAAATTTGATGATTACGCAAAAAAATGCGCAATGGAAGCTATGACAAGCATTTATACACTTGTTAAGAATGATGATAAGGCAGACATGAGGAGCATTGATACAAGCAACCTTAGACAGATTGTAGAGCAGTGTGCAAGCCTTAAACTGAATGCGAGCGCATATCCGAGAGAGTGTTACTTCCAGTTACGAAGCGTTAAGCAGGGAAATGAGTGGGTAAAGGTCGTTGAAATGGGTATTGAGGGAACAGGCTATGACTCATTACTTTCCAACTATGGAAAAGACGTTGACAAGGTTTATCCGTTCTGGGTCATAAAAGAAGGAGACGAATATATACCACCCAAGCATAAAGGTCTGGAAGTTACGCCCCCGAAATGGGAAGAAAAAGGATTGTCAAGTAAAGCTGTAAGAGTTGTATATCCTGTAAAACTGACAGACGGAACAGTAACATACCTTATGGCAGACAGAGACAGTGTTAAGGTCAACCTTTTAGCACACGTCAAGCAAAACATGATAAATGCCACGTTTGGTATCTGTGAGGATAGATACAAGGCAACTCCGAAGCAGAAAGAGGAAATAAAGGCTAAGAAAAATGAAATCTTAGATGCTTTAAGAGCGTGTGCGACAGTGGATGATATGTTGCAGTGTGAAGTAGCCAGACCGTATATCAGCGGTGCATGGCTTGATACGCCAGAAAGCATGATTCAGAGGAAGATGTGTAACAATGCAACACGTAAATATCCTAAGAATTATGACCCTATGGCAAGACAGGCGCAGATTGAAATGGACAAAGTTTATCAGTTGGCACAGGAAGATATCGCAGAGAACGCCAACACAGTAGACTTCCCCGAAGAAACAGAAGCAATTGACACAGATGCAACAGAGGTGGAAGAAACACCTAGTTTTATGGAGGAATAGGGTATGAGATTAATTTCACAGGAAGGAACATCGGATGTTCCATACGAGCGTTATTCAGTATGTGTTATAAAAGATGAGTACCGTAATATTTATCACATAGTTTGTGATTATAGCGAAGCGTCATACAGAAGACTTGCAGAATATTCCACCGAGGAAAAAGCAAAGAAAGCTATGGAAATGCTTAGAGAGACATATATCGGTATGCCTATCGTAATGCAGAATGTTGATGTTTCAGAAAATGTGGCAAAGACATTTGAAACATTAAAGAAATGCGGTATTGTGGTGCGAGCAGAAGATCAACCGTCAAAAGTAGACTACATTAACAATGCTGTTTTTCAGTTCCCACAGGATGATGAAATCGAGGTGTAGTTAAAACGAAACTTAAATGTATTTCCAGTGGTTCACAAGGCAACTGCTACATACTAGCAGATTCCAACGGTAAATCCCTTATTCTTGATTGTGGTGTGCCGATTATGGATATCAAGAGAGGACTGGACTGGAATATCAGAAATGTGGTCGGGTGTGCGGTTTCACACATCCATAAAGACCACAGCAAAAGCGCAGACGCAATAGAGAAAATGGGAATCCCAGTATGGAAACCATATGAAGAAGAAAATCCGAAGATGCAGAAATACGGTAGTTTCACAATCCAGTGTTTCAAGTTGCCACATAACGGAACTACCAATTACGGATTTTACATCAAGGCAGACGGACAGAAGCTATTATACATGACCGACATGGAGTATTGCCCTTACAATTTTAGGAAACAGGCGGTAGATCACATGTTGATTGAGTGCAACTACATAGCGGATATGGTGGACAGGGATATCCCAAATTACGAGCATAAGATTCTAGGTCATTGCGAACTGGAAACTTGCAAAGGGATTGTAGAAACAAATAAGTCAGATGCATTGCAGAACGTCATATTATGCCACACAGCGAAAGAAACTTGCGATAAGGATAGAATTATTGAAGAGATTAAGAAAATCGTTCCTAGTGCAAATGTGAGCGTTGCACAGGGCGGTATGGAATGGGAACTTAGAAATGCGGATGAATGTCCGTTTTAGGAGAAAGTGAGGGATTAAATCAATGAAATTGTATTTTTATACACTGAAAGAACCATATAATGGTAAACTATTTATTCAGTTTGAAGAGCGTGAAGCTGACGAGAAGCCCAAGACTTATTTGCTGCATGTACGCCCTAGAGATTTTTATTGTAGAAAAATAAGTAAAGAATATATTGGTAAACGAATGGGGGACACTGTTATATTGCTTGAAAAAGATGATTTTCTTGCTAGAAGTATTTTCACTGAAACAATTAATAAAAAAATATCTGATGTAGAAAAACAGGTGAAATGGTTAAGAGAACAGTTAGAAGCAGTAGAGAAAGGAGACATACAATGAACAGTGTAGATATATCAGGAAGAATGACAAGAGAGCCAGAAGTAAGGTATGCGGCAGATAAGCCATTTGCAAAATTCTGCCTTGCAGTAAATCGCAGATTCAAACAGGACGGACAGGCAAATGCAGATTTTATCAACTGTACAGCATTTGGAAAAATGGCTGAATTTGTGGAAAAGTACGGAAGAAAAGGCGTAAAGTTTGAAGTTCATGGCAGATGGCAGACTGGAAGCTATAAGAACAAAGACGGTAACACTGTTTATACAAACGACTGTATGGTTGAATCAATCGAGTTTGCAGAAAGTAAGAGCAGCCAGGACAATGTGCAGGAAAGCAATCAGCAGTCTTCTGATAATTCTTGGATGAATATTCCAGATGAAATTTCAGAAGGTCTTCCATTTAATTGATTGTGAGGTGATTTCATGGGTTATGCGCATGGAAGAAAGTGGGAAGACGGAGATGTTGAAAATGCAATTATGAATATTGTAAATACATTAAAGTTAGACCACTTTCCAACAAAATCAGAAATGATGGATTTCTATGGTGATATGGCATTATCAAATAAAGTTTCAAAAAGCGGAGGAAGCAGATATTATGCTTCATTGCTAAATTTGGAAATAGCATCAAATGAATCTGATTTCGGGAATTTTTATGAAGAATTTGCTATTGATGACATATTTGAAAAAACAGGATTTGCAAGTGTTCATACAGATGTTAAATATCCTTATGACTTACTTACAAATGGAAACATAAAGGTTGATGTAAAGTCTTCAAAGAAAATAAAACCTAAAAATTCATCTTTTCCGTATCATTCTTTTAATCTTGAAAAGAGAGAGCCTACATGTGATATTTTTGTTTTCTATTGCCTTGATTATGAGTGCGATATTGAAAGAACTGTAATTATTCCATCTTGCATACTTGCAGGAAAAACGCAAGTAGGAATGGGTGGTTTAAGCAAGTGGGACGCATATGCTGATAGGTGGGATTACTTCAAAATGTATGGTGATTTTTATAATAAAGTAAAGAGTACCTCGATACTTTTACCAAAAAGAAGAAGCATTTTCAATGATACTTTTAATGATAGGAGTGATAAAGAGTGAGTTATCAAAACATACGGCAGGCAAAAGCAATAGAATTAAAGAACCGTAAACGGTTACTGGAAGTAAACCCTAGCCTTACGGATGAAAGCGGTATCTATTTCTTGACAAGAACTGATGAAAACGGCTTTCGATATGCTTATATCGGGCAGGCAGTACATATTTTGCAGAGATTAGCAGGACACCTTGTAGGGTATCAGCATATAGATTTATCACTCAAAAAACATGGACTATATTCGATTGAAAATCCTTACGGTTGGAAGATTGGGTTTCTTAATTTCCCAATATCAGAATTGGATAAACAGGAACAGCACTATATTAAAGCCTATGCCGATTATGGCTATCAGTTGCGTAACAAGACAATCGGTAGCCAGGGAGAGGGAAAAGCCAAGATTGATGAATACAGACCTACTAAAGGCTATCGTGACGGCATTAGACAAGGAAAAATCAATCTTGCAAGGGAATTATCCAGTATTGCAGAAAAGCACCTTGAAATCCGTTTAAAGCCAGAGAAACAGGGTAACAAAGTTTCTGAAAAGCAGTATGAGAAGTTTATGACTTTGATTTCTGAAAATACATATGAGGAGAGCAATTAAATGGCAGAAAGGAGCAGTAATGGAGAGATTAACAAACAGAAAATATGGAGAAAATTCTTGCGCAGGAGTAACAATTCCATATAGCACGTATTGCATTGGATGCATTACCAGCGGTTGCAATTGCGGAATTGTTGAAGATATGGTTAAAAAACTTGCTGATTATGAGAATTTAGAGGAGCAGGGCAGACTTATCAAGTTGCCTTGCAAGGTGGGAGATACAATATGGGATAATGACTGTGGCAGACCTTGTTCATATACAATAACAGCCTTTTCATTTGGTGAATGCGAAGAATACATTTGTGAACCTGTTACAACAAAAGAAGTCGTATTCTATTATGAAAACTCGAGCGGAAGTATCACAGGAAGTTTTGCAGAAAGTGAAATCGGCAAGTCGGTATTTTTGAACAAATACGAATCCGAAGCAAAACTGAAAGAATTGAGAGGAGGAGAAAATGGATAAATTTCTTAAAAGCGTAAGCGAACGTGACTTTGATAGAAGAATATCGGAAGTTGTTGAAATGCTTGAGATAAAACAACTTTACGGAACTATTAGTTTGATAAAAGATTTGAAATATTACCTTGACTTAGCTACAAAAGAAAAGGCGCACACTTGTAACTGCCAGCACAACAGCGATTTAAGAGATAATGAGCCTTGTCGCAGATGTGATAGCAAGCAGACAAATGCCGACAGGATAAGGAACATGTCGGATGAAGAGTTGCTTGATTTTATATGTTCAATAGAAACTTATGAAGAGGGTAGCGTTAAGACTATTAGGAACGGAATTGCAATGTGTTCGGTAACAGAAATAGAGAAATGGCTTCAATCAGAAGCAGAATAGGAGAAAATATGAAATACATAAGCAATGCAAAATATGGAGAGCCAGTTGAAACAGGAACTATCTACAGAGGTGACAACAAAAGATTATATATATGTGTTCACACACTATGCGGTTGCGGGGAAACATTATACATGAATTGTCAAACACTAGGTATTGTGGATAGAAAATTAAACAGTACATCTGTAATAGCTGCGATAAATGAAGCGCAATCATTAGTGAAGCGTGAGTTTGATTTACTTAGCAATGAACTTAATACCATATTGAATAGCAAGATAGAAATATCAAGGTATTAGAGTAGGAGAGAATATGGAAGATAGATACTTATTCAAGGCAAAGAGGATTGATAACGGAGAATGGGTGCAAGGATATTATGTAAAAGGCTTAGATGTGTTTACGAATTGTGAAGAAATCCACATAATATTTGAACCTAACACAATGTTTTATTCTAGTGGAGAGACAGACGGATGGTACAAAGTAGACCCATCCACTATCTGCCAATGCGCAGGCTTAAAAGACAAGAACGGTAAGCTGATTTGGGAGAATGATATTGTAAAAGATGGACACGGAAATCTTTATAAAGCTTTTTGGCAGAATAACTATTATCAGTTCTCCTGGATTTGCGTCAAAACAGATGTATTTTCAATCGGTGCAAAGTGGGATTTATGGAGCTTTAAGAGTTTTGAAATTGAGGTTATCGGCAACATATTTGACAATCCAGACCTTTTGAAATAATTAAGACAAAGAACTTGAAGCAAGGAAGTGATTAGCACGGCAGAGCGAAGAATGTTCACGAAGAAGATAACAGAAAGTGATGCGTTTTTGGAAATGCCAAGTAGTACACAAATGTTATACTTTCACTTTTGCATGAATGCGGATGATGACGGATTTGTGAACAATCCAAAGAAGATTCAACGGATGTGCGGTGCTTCTGATGATGATTTTAAACTGTTGATTGCTAAGTCATTTGTACTGACATTCGACAGCGGAATCATAGTGATAAAGCACTGGAAGATGCATAACTACATACAATCTGACCGATACGTGCCGACTGATTACACGGATGAAAAATCTATGTTGGGCTTGAAAAAGAATAAGGCATACACGTTCGATGAATCTAAAATGGTTACAAGGTGCATACAGGATTCCAAGAAGAAAGAGAAAAAGACTGCTTATAACAGGAACAGCTTTAATCATAAAGAGCAAAATAATTACGATTATGGCAAGATAGAGAAAGGCTTGGGAATAACATGAATCTGAATGATTTACCTGTTGGTACAGCTACAAATGTGATTACGTGTATAAGGTTGGAAAATGCAGAGGTTGTGAGCCAACCGAATGTACGGCATGGGCGGTCAGAAAGAGAGGTAAGAATGAGACGAACAAATCTTAGTGTTTATGGATTTATTGAAAGTTGGTGATGTTAATGGGTGTAATCGCAGACAAATTAAGAGATTTACAGAAAGCATACAAAGAAAATGACTATGCGGAATACGAACAAATACTTGATTTTGCCATTGAAATTGCAGAGACAGAAGAAAATAAATGCTGTGAATGGAAGATTGTTGATACACCACATGGAATGCCTATTTACAATACAGGATGTGGAAGAATAAGGCTTAGTTGTGCGACAGGCATTGATATTTACTGCAATGCTTGTGGCAGAAAAATAAAGATTGTTAATGATAAGAAAGCGAGTGATTCAGAGTGAGTGACAATGCAAAGATAGTAATGGCACAGGCTTTAATGATGAGAATTAAAGATTATGCAGAAAGAGCCTTGGATAAAAAAGATGTAACACTTGATATGGCTATGGTTGAAATACGCGATACAGTTGACGCTTATGACGAGTATTTTCATACAGGAAGAAAACCACGGTAACTAACTAAAAATCAAAGAAAGGAATAGGTTGTGCGCACATAAAACCGAGGTTTCCTTTTGGTAGATTTAGAATGAAAGTCCATTGTTTATTTGAACAGTCAGGAACATTCAAGAACGCTTTCAAGAAGTATGCAAGAGTCGGAAATGTGGACAAGGTAACAGGTATCATTAATGCGCTTAGACTGGCAGGACATGAAGATGCAACGGCGTATTTGGAGGGTAATAGGAGATGAAAAATAATGAGACTGATTGATGCAGATGCACTAAAGAAAGATTTAAAATCGGTTACTTTAAGCAATGGAACTTTAGTGAATACAAATGCAGTATTGTATTTACTAGAAGAATATCCGACGGCTTATGATGTGGACAAGGTTGTGGAACAGTTGGAAGAACTAAAAAGAAGATATGATATCGAGGAATTTGGGATTAGAGGAGTTATTTGTAAAGCAATCGAGATTGTGAAAGGCGGTGGAATGAATGACAGAGAATGAAGCAATCAAGGCAATAAAAGATAACAAGCATACAAGCGGTTATTATATTTTGAACGAAGCATTAGATATGGCAATACAGGCACTTGAAACAGCCAAGAAGTATAAAGAACTTGAATCTGAATTATCTAAGCGAAATCTGACAGTAGACCATATTAGGGAATATATACAGTTTGAGGATGAATGCGTAAAACAGGAATTTACCTTTAAATCCCTGTTGGAAGCAAGAGAGAAGCAGAGCAGAAAGAAGCCAATTTTAAGTATGTATGAAAAAGGTTGTATGGCTATTGATTATTCAGATGGGCATGGAGAAATAAAACAGACTGAAAGTAATTTCTGGCGTTGTCCTAAATGCAAATCGGTTGTTGGAGAAAGAATTATTGTACATGGCAGGATTCATGACCAGAGGAAAAAGAAGTATTGTGAAAATTGCGGTCAGAGAATCGACTGGGAGGGAATTAAAAATGAGTGATGCATGGAAAGCTGTACTGACGGTGATTGTTCTGATTGTTGGTATGGTGATTGAAAGCAGATGCGATAGTGAGTATTAGACTAAATAAGGATTTAGCGGAGGTAGAAGAATGGCGAAAATATCAAAGAAAACAATAGAAGAACTTGAGGATATTTTAAACAGAGGCTGTGACTATGCCGATACGCAGACGGTTGTGACAGAATGTGCAAACGAAGTGTTGAAAGAATCTGGGTGTGAATTATGCCAAGTAGATGATGCCACTATCGTAGATTGGGACGGAGACACGATTTGCACTGTTGAGGATTTTGTAAATGTATTCTGGGATAAAGCAGTAGTTGGTATCTTGAATGTGTTAAAAACACAGGAATAAGGATTTAGACAAGGAGTAAGACAACTATGAAATGGTGCAAAGTAATGAATATGTGGTGCTCCGATATGGACGAGGAAGATATTGACAATGTAGGCTGTGACGGTGAATGCGATAATTGTGATGATTGCGAAGATATTACATCCAATATAGGAGTACCACTTTGGTAAGAATTTGAGGTGAAAGTATGTGTACAATGGAATGGAAAGAAGTTAATCCAGAACAGGATAACTGGGAAAGGCAATTTGATATAGTCGCTTTTTATGGCAGCATTACAATAGGCAGTATTGTTTACTGTGGTAAAGAGATAGGATGGCAGTCAGTAATTGATGGTCATATGGAGTCAATGGAAGCAGAAACACTAGAAGATGCCAAGAGAGAAATGATTGATACATTAGATAATCATTGCATTGATCAAATCAATTACTACAAAGAATTGCAGGAAAGTCTCGATGAACTAAACTAAGGATTTAGCGGAGGAATGTAATATGTTTGGAACAATGTTTTGCCAATATGAAACACCATGTGGATGGTGTGTAAGGCTAAATAAAGAATGTACAGAGAAAAGAAGATGTAAACCTAAAAAAAGTATGGCTATAGCTGAAGAAAATGAGATTCTTTCAGAAGAGGCTAAAAAAGCAGGATGGAAATCTGGTGTTATGAACATCTAAACTGAGATTTAGGAGATAATTTTATGGAATCAGAAAAACAGGATATTAATTGTAAGAAGTGTGGTAAATACATTCTGACAGAGCAGAGAGGTCAGGACGGAAAAATACGTTGCATTAAAGGCAGTTATCAAAATGGCGTTTATTATGGCAATGAGGATGCATTTTACTGTAATGAATGTGCAGAAAGCAAATAGGAGAGGAGTGAACTAATAAGTGCGTTTTTCAGAGCTTACAAGACCAGAACTTGAAAGCATCATTGAAAGCGCAAATTTTACAGAAGAAGAATTAATAGTGTTTAAAATGTTGACAAAAGGAAAGACTATTACAGAAATAGCACAAAAGACAAATGCGTGTAATCGCACAGTTAGCCGAAGAATTGAAAAAATAAAATCAAAAATAAATAGAATCGGAGGTTTGACTATATGACAGTTGTGCTTACACAGAATGGGAAAGAAATTAATCCAGAAGATGTAGTTTTGCCGTCAGAGGTTTTGAAACTGATTGCGGAACTGATTAATTGACGAAAAATTGATAATAGTGTAGAATGCGTCAGTAGTGAATATGGCGCATTCTTTTATATCTGATGGAGGAATGAGAATGGAATGTGTCGCATATATGCGTGTTTCTACAGAGAAACAGGCAGAAGAGGGAAACGGATTAGACAGCCAAAGGAGAGATATTGAAAACTATTGCAGAAAAAATGAACTGGTAATTACAGATTGGTACATTGATGATGGGTACACAGGCGCAAATATGGACAGACCAGAATTGCAACGGCTTGTATCAGACTGTGATCGTAAGCGTGTAGGCTATGTTGTTGCTTTCAAACTGGATAGAATATCACGTAGCATGGTGGACGGTATTTATCTGATTGAGCGTGTGTTTTTAAAGAACAATGTAGAATTTAAGTGTGTACATGACAGTATCAGCTATGATAATCCTATGGAGCAGGCTTATACACAGATGATGGCGGTATTTGCACAACTGGACAAGAATACAATGTTATTGCGCATGCGTGGTGGAATGTTGGAGCGTGTCAAGCAAGGCTACTGGATGGGCGGTGGTAATCTTCCATACTGCTATACATACAGCAAAGATACAGGAACACTTATACCAATTCCAGAACGCAAGGAACAGGCAAACAAAGCAATGGATTTATTCTTGCAAGGATATTCAGACGTAAAAATCCGTGATATGTTAGGATTTAAAAGCGAATTTGTTGTGAAGCAAGTACTCACAAGCCCTGTAAACATTGGAATGATACCGTATAAGGGGAATATCTATCAGGGATTGCATAAACCTATATTTAATAATGAAGTGTTTGAAAAAGCCCAACAATTCAGAGCAATAAGGAAAAACAAAAGGGCAAGTTGCCATAACATCCAAACTAACTTATTGACAGGTTTGTGCTATTGTGGAATCTGTGGATGCGCTATGAGGTATCAGAAGTGGACGCATGGAAAGCATAAGATTTACTGTTGTTCCAGGAACAAGGACTTGCATTATCTTCCTAACCACAATCCAAACTGTAATAACACCTTGGAATGGGCTTCGGATATTGAAAAAGCTGTAGAGGACGAAATACTTTTAATATCTGCTAATATATCAGAATATAAGCCAAGAGTAAAAGAATCTAAATTGGAAATATTGCAAGGACAATTAGAAAAAGAGCAGACTAAGCGTAAAAGGTTATATAACCTGTATGCAGAGGGCAATGATGATGTTATCAGCATGATTAAAGAAATTGAGAAAGTAATAGAAGATATCCGTAAGCAGATTAAAGAAGAATCCGCAATAGAAACAAATAAAACTAGACAAAATGTATTTAAGAACATAAAAAATCTTGCCGACATTTGGGAAGATATCGACAAGAAGCAGAAAAACACCTTACTAAAGAGTATAATTGAAAAAATAGTAATTAGCAATGGAAATATTGAGATAAAATTGAAAGATTTTTAG